AAATTTTTTCGATTTGAAAAATCCGTTTTCGCGTGAACCGCTGAGGCCTGAGTTGCCGGAGGGTGACAAAATTTACGGATGGGAGTTGGAACAACAACTCACGCATGATTTTGTGAAATCGGTTCGTGACGGCCAAATAGACGCGGCCAACGTCAACGGGATAAACGAATTTATTTGGATTGCCATAATAGACCAACGCACTTGTGAGTTGTGTTGTGAATGGCGGTCTGGCTTAACGACAAGTGAAATTGAAAAAACGCTTGCCGACAATCCCGAATTAAAAGAACATTGTGATGTGGTCGTGCCGCCCGCGCATTTTAATTGTCGTTGTGGCATTGCACCGGTTGCGATTGATTTGGAAACGACTGACATTCAAACAACTGACGCAAAGGAATTTGACGATTGGCTAAACGGCAATTAAACGAAAACCAAACAACGCGCCCGAAAATAATTAAATCAAGACCAATGTCGCAATATGAGGACACCGATCTTGCACCGAACGCAATTCAAGCGCAAAATTATTTGAATATCAAATCAGTGCCGCAACTATTCGAGGCGCTTAAAAACCCTGAAAACAAAGATTTGGAAATTGAGGCAAGCGTTCTTTTTGTTGAAAAAGGGACTGGCAAGGCCACAATCAAAAAACTCAATCGCCAGCAATTTGTTGAAACATACAAAAAAAACGACAAGCGAAAAACATTCAGAGAATCAATTGACTATTTCGCAACCGATCTTGATTTTTCAACGAATCAAGTTGGCAGCGATTTCATTCCGCTAATGGGCGGACCGTTTAACAAACAACTTTATTTGTACGACTATTTGAAAATGCACGCGGTTGCGTTTCATGCGTACAATCACGACCCAATCGGTCGAGCTGCAATTCAAATCATTCGTGACTTTGTGATCGGTCGAGGTTGGCGCGTTGACAGTGACAACCCCGCAGCACTTGCGTTGTGGCGTGCGTTTGAAGAGGCCAACAACTTGCGCACAATGATTGATCAATTTTGCATGGAGTTGTCAATTTACGGCGAACAAATGGTTTGGTGGTTGCCAAAAGGTGAAACGAAAATTGGTTATCAATTGCGACCTGGACAACAACCGCCAAAAGGAATTTTGCCGCGCGTGCGTTTGATTGACCCGTCAGTGATTTGGGAAATTGTCACCTATCCTGAGGACATCACGCGAGTTCTTTACTATCAATGGGTTGCACCGACGCAATATCAAATGTATACCGGACGCGACAAAGGCGAACCGGTTCCGGGGACCAAATTTATTTTTCAGCAAATCCCAGCGGAAAGCGTTGACCACTACAAAATCAATTCAGTTTCAAATGAAAAACGCGGGCGATCTGATTTATTTCCGGTCCTTGGTTACATGAAACGACTTCGTGATTCGGTGAACTATTCAATCATTGGTTTGCAAAAATCAACGGCATGGTCAATCGACACAACAATTGACGGGATTCAAGCCGACTTAGACGCATACATAAAATCACAAGAAGAGTTGGGAACAATCCCGCCGCCGGGTTCTGAGTTTGTTCATTCGAAAAAAGTTGAACGAAAATACATGAGCAACGAGGGTTCGGCAAAAGGTCAGCAATCAAGTGCGTTCGACTGGACGTTTTCAATGATTTGCGCTGGCCTTGGTATCCCGTTAAATTATTTCGGGACGCATTTGTCTGGCGGTCAAACACGCGCCAGCGCGATTGTGGCCACGGAACCGGTTGCGAAAAAATTCGAGGCACGAAGGCAAATCGTTGAAAATTGTTTGCACAAAATGGCCAAGCGTTTGTTTGCAGAGTTTGGGATTGACGCCGAAATCGAGGTTTCGTTTCCTGAGCTGATCACGCAAGACCGCACGGCAAAATTAAAAGATTTGGCAATGGCCGAACAACTCGGTTGGATTTCAAAAGAACGTGCGGCGGAAATCGCGGCAAAAGAATTTGACATCACAAAATATGATTATTTGACCGAACAACAACGAATCAAGGCCGCTGGCCAAGACCAAGCGCCAGTTGCCGACGGTGAGGCAAGTCCATTGACTGCGCCGCCGGGAGTTCAGGGGAACGACGTTCGTGCCGACAAGTACGCGAAACCGGCAAACGCAATCACCGGTCAAGACCGACGCGACATAAAGGCGACTTATGGAAATTGATCAACTTTATAAAAATCCAAACAAATTTGGTTTTCCAACATTCGAGCAATACGCAAAAAATCCTGAGCGTTACATTTCCCAATTCCGCGGACGCGAAACCGAATCACTCGACGTGGTTGCCAACGGTTCAAGCCTTGCGGGTTTAAGGAAATCAACTCAAGATGTTGTTTACAAAATTTTTCAATACGAAACCAGAAAACTTGAAGAGGTTGAGCGAATCGCCAGGGAAAACGGGATTGATTTGCGAAAATTAAAATTCAAGGCAATAATTCAAAACATGGGCGGACACCGCGGACAAATTGTGGTCCGGTTTATGTCGCAAGATGAGTACGAAAGGCGCGAAACATGGTAGAGTCAAAACGTGGAAAAATCCAAGGCAAGGACGCCAAGGTTATGGCCACGGACGGCCAGTTTTTTGAATCACAAGAGGGCGGACCTGGGTCTGGGCGCAAGCCTGGCGGCGGTTCGCAAAAATCAACTTCGCTTTCATTTACAGACCCATTTACAGGAAAAACTTTTGATTCAAAAACACCGGCGCCAAAAAAATCAAAAGCGCCAAAACCGCAATACAAAAAACCGCCAGAATTAAAAAGCGCAGTTTCGTCAAAAATAAAATCAATTAAACCGGCATCGTTGGCAAGTGACGAAAAATATGCGGTCGTGACTCTTGATTCTGGCCACGAAATAAACGGGGTCAAATTGTCTGACTTTAAAGTCGGCGACAACGTGACCGCATCGCCATACATTGGCGGAACCGCAATTTTGAAAAAAAATGAATCAAAAGAATCAACCGAAGGCGCCGGCGTTTACGGACCCGCTGCATTTTTAAATCAGGTTTTCACAAAAGTCGTTCCAAGATCATTCGCAGTTTCAAAACCAAAAGAAACCGCGCCGATTGATTCTGAAAAAAAAGGTCAAGACGTTGACCAAGTCGTTGCTGATTTGTTGAACAATAATCCAACGATGTCGTCAGCGACATTCTTAAATTTACTTAAATCGCAAGGAATTAAATTCACAAAAGAGGCGGACAGTGCCAGCGCAAACGCTGCGCTTGTTCGTGGCAAGGAATCCGCAATTTCGTTTCGTTCGGTTCGTTTCCTTGAAAAAGACAACGAACCAAAAGCAACCGACGTTGGAATTTTAAAACCCAAGGACAAGTTTTTGGGGTTTACAAAATTCCGCGCCGTGATGTTGCAAGAGGGGTTGGGAAATTTCGGCGACGCTTATTTTTACTCTGCGGACGCGCTCAACTCTGCGGCACCAATTTTTGAAGGAAAAAAAATTTACGCCGATCACCCGTCAAGTCTTGACGAACAAGTCAGGCCTGAACGGTCTGTCCGCGACGTCCTTGGACATTTCGAAAACGTCCACGTCGAAAAACTGGACGACGGGCGTTCACAGTTGGTCGGCGACGTGGTGATATTGCCGGACGACTCTTTTAAATGGGCGCGATCACTAATGGCCCATGCGGTCGAGTTTCACGAAAAATTTCCAGACAAGGAATTTATTGGATTGTCAATCAACGCCAGCGGGGACGCGCAACCAATCGCGCTCGCAGAGGCAATGAAAACAGACTATCCCGAATCAATTAAATTAAAATTAAACGAGGCCGCGGAAAAAGGAATTGAAACAATCAAAATGGTTTCAAAAATAACTGAGGCCGTTTCGTGTGACTTGGTCACTGAGGCGGGCGCTGGCGGTTCCGTTGCAAACTATCTTGAATCAAGCGAGGGAAAAATGGAAAAAGAATCACAAGATGGCGGTCCAGGTTCGGGTCGTCGACCTGGCGGGGGCAAAGGTGACAAATCCAAATCGCAACCAAAAGCAAAGGCGCCAGCAAAAAAACTAGCAACAAAAGATTATTTGGATGCGTTCAATGATTTTGAAAAATCGGGCGCGGGAAATTTTGACCGCAACGGAAGTGACGCAGTTGTTTGGGTTCGCAATGGTGATTGGAAAAAAGCACACGAATTAAACGACAAGCTGGGCGGAAAAGCAGACATAAAACCAGACGCAATGTCTGGAAAATTAATAATGAAATTTTCAAATGTATATGAAAACGAAACTTTAAACAAGGAAGGTTCACAAATGGAAAAAGAGGAAATGAAACAAGCTGACGGCATTGAACAACACGACGATGCTGCGCAAGACGTCGAGCTGATCAAATCAATGTTGAAAAAAGCGTTTGGGGGCGAAGAGGAGCCAAGCGCCGAAGAGTGCAGCGCCGCAAAAGAGGCAATGCAAGCTTATGAGGAAATGGGCCACGAAAAAGAAAAAGCCGGTGAGTTGGCAATGGAATTTATGAAAGCCGCCAAACACATGGCCGCAAAACAAGCCAAAAAAGAATCTGAGGCCGAGGCCGAAGGTGAGTTGAAAGGCGAGGAAAAACCAGAGGGCGAGGAAATGCCAGAGGAAAAACCCGTTGAAGAGGCGGTCAAGGAATCGGCAAAACTGCGCGACGAAAATATTAAATTGCGCGGTGAACTTGCAAAATACAAAGAGGCGGACAAAAAACGCACGGTTGTTTTGCATATCGAAAAAATCTGTAAAGAATCAAAAAAATCAAACGCGTTCACAACTGAGTTTAAATCAATCGTCAAGGACGCCAAGTCAGTCGAGGAAGTCGACAGAGCTTGGAAATTGTTCGAGGCCGGTTCAAAAGCGGTTGCACCAAATGCGGGCGATTTATTTGAAGGTGTGACATTAGCAACCGAAAAAACAATGTCTTTCGCTGAGGGCGAATCAAAGGCAATCAGTTTTGACGATTGCAAAGTGTACTAATTAAAAAACCAAAAGGAAGGTAGAAAATGCCAAATAAAATTGTAAAGACAATCGCTCCCGTAGCCGTGTTTGACGACATCAGCGGAATGTTAGCCGCGTCACAAACACACAATCAATGCGACTTTTTGATTTTCGATGATTCGTTAAATCAAGTTCGCAAACCAACAACTGAAGCCGAATGCGCGACATTCCTGGGCGTTGCCCGTGTTGACATCGTTTCAGGAAAATTAAAACCCGTTTATCAAGGCACCGACGTTGACGCTGCGGTTGCTGGCGGCGGGATTCCAGGGCCAATTGCTGGCGTTGAAGTGAAATGCGTTGTTAAAACTGGCGACACCGTTGCAGTCGGCGACCTTGTTTATTTTGACCCCGCAACAAGCGCACGCGGAATCACAATCACCGGAACAAAAGCAATCGGCGTTGCAATGGAAGGAATCACTGGGGCCGCTGCGGGCGCGGAAATTCGCGTTCACATTGGACACAGATTCCCCGCTGACGCATTGAAGATGTAATTTTAATTTAATTGAAAGGAAAAAAATCATGTCAACATTAAGAGAACGAAATAAAAAACTAATGGACCGACTGATTGAATCAAACGGCGAAAACAGACGTTTGAAGGAATCACTCGTTTCCAAATTCGGACAAGAAAAAGTAACTCAATTTTTCAAAATGGTTGAGGACCAAAACATTGACTGGAAAAAATTCCATTCAAAATTGCAAGAGGCGGATTCAGCAAGTGTGTTTCCTCAATTCTTGCGTGCGGGCGTTTCAAACATCATGGTTGGCGCTTATCAAGCAACTGAAATTTCGTACACTGATTGGGTTACGGTTGTCCCCAGTTCTAAGGACGAAGAGTTATACGCACCAAACCACGGCGTTGCGTTTCCAAAAGAGGTTGGACGTCAGGAAAAATATCCTGAGGTTGGCGTTGCAGCAATGGACATCAAACTTAAAAACAAAAAGTTTGGTTCATTGTACGGCGTTGAGTATGAACTAGATTCAGACGACCAAACCGGAACAATCGCGCAGCAATCAGCACTCATGGGTGAATACCTTGCGTTGCTTGCTGAAGTTCTTTGCTACGGAAAATTGGCATCGGTTGCAAATATGCAATATGTTGACTATGCGGTTCCCGTGAGTGAAACAAAACCAAGTTACGAGTCAAGTTGGCCATGGTCAACTGCACTTCGTGGCGGCGGCGCAACCAGACCCGCGTCTTATGGTGCAATCACCCAAGGAAACATTCAGGCCGGAATCACGGCACTAATGAATCAAAAGAATTTGCAAGGCATAAAAATGCAAGTTAAACCAAAGCGTTTAATCTTGTCGCCAAACAAACAATTTGATGCAAGCGTGCTTTTAAATTCTGCGTACTATCCGTCAGGCGCTGCAACTGCGGGCGCAGTCGGTGGAGCGTTTGCAATCAACCCAATCAAAGGAATCTTAGATATGACAGTTTCACGATTCGTTTTCAAAAACGACGGAACGGTCAACGGCGATTCTGGCGCTTGGTACATTGTTGACGATTCAAAACCATGGTTCATTTTGCAAATGCGCGAAACACCGGTTGTTGTTGCTGAGGCAAAAAACACTGGCGCGGATTTCGAGCAAGATGTTATCCGTCACAAATCACGATGCCGCATGAACGCTGACGTCTTAGACGCACGTTTTGCATGGCAAGGAAACGACGGTTCAGTGTAACCGGAATTTGGTGCGGGATTTTTTCCCGCGCCTTTCCTTAAGTGATTGCGCGACAATCATTTAATGAAGGGCAACAACCAACGAAGGGGAACCGATGGGACGAC